TTTGTATATAGATAGTTTCGGCATCGCAACAGTATTTATTCGATGGCGGTCATCGATAAATACTACTGGAGACTAACAAATATGGCTGATTTAACAACACAAAAACAAGAAGTATTTGATTATGTAAACCTATCATTAGGTGGAGGCATGGTCGATGTTGAACTTGACCCTGCACATTACGAAGAAGCTCTTAAAAAAGCCTTTGCTAAATTTAGACAACGGTCTGATAATTCAGTGGAAGAATCGTATATGTTTATGCCTACTATTGTTGATCAAAACACATATATCTTACCAAACGAAGTTGTTGAGGTTAGAAAGCTGTTTAGACGCTCAATAGGATCACGTACTGGCGGCGGCGACGGCGGCACATTATTTGAACCATTTAATATGGCCTATACTAACACCTACCTTTTATCAAGTACAAATATGGGTGGATTAGCCACATACGAAATGTTTTCACAATACCAAGAACTTGTTGGAAGAATGTTTGGTAGTTTTATAGAATTTAAATGGAATACTACTACTAAAGAATTAACCCTTTTACAGCGACCACGTGCTGAAGAAGATCTACTATTATACTGTTATAACTATCGCCCAGATAGTCAATTATTAACAGATTATCTAGCTGTACAATGGCTTAAAGATTACACACTTGCAACATGTAAGTATATGCTTGGTGAAGCTCGAAGCAAATTTGCTACAATAGCTGGTCCACAAGGCGGCACATCATTAAATGGTGATGCTTTAAAGACCGAGGCTCTTGGAGAAATGGAAAAACTTGAGGAAGAACTTAAAACTCAAGTTGCTGGCGGCCAAGGTTATGGCTTCTCAATTGGTTAGAAAACACTTGACAAACAGATAAATTTCCTATATAATAATACTTTATATATGAGGAATGTTCAAATGGTAATTGGAATCTGTGGACTTATTAGTTCCGGCAAAGATACAATAGCAGATTATTTAATTAAAAATCACACCTTTCATAAAATCTCATTTGCGGATAAGCTAAAAGATAGTGTATCAGCAATGTTTGGCTGGGACCGTGAATTACTTGACGGTAAGACTAATGAGAGTAGAAAATGGCGTGAAGAAGTAGATGCATACTGGACTAGCGAAACAGGACGCACGATTACACCAAGACTAGTATTACAAGAATTTGGTACAGAGTGTATGCGTAATGGATTCTATGATGGTATATGGGTTAGTTTAACTAAAAAGAAGATTATTGAAAACCCAAACATGAACTTTGTTTTACCTGATACACGTTTTCCAAATGAAGCTAAAATGTTATATGATATTGGTGGTGAAGTTTGGCGTGTGAAACGTGGTGAAGATCCAGCTTGGTTTAGCGAATATCAAGAAGTAGGTGTTGAACCTACTGATGTACACCCTAGTGAATGGGCATGGGCACAAACTAAATTTAAACATATTATTAATAATAACGGTACTATTCCTGAACTTAAAGATCAGGTACGAGATCTCCTTGCTTCCAAGTAATACCATCTTTATATAAAATCTTACTACAATTTGCACAAACAGTTTTTAAGTTTGCTGTACGAACATTATTAAGATTTCCGTCTACATAATAAACATGGAATTGTTCTTTATGTTTACTACGAAATCCACACTTATCACAAACACTCTTTTGTTTATATCCAGCATGAGCCCATTTAGGTAATCCGGGCTCTTTACCTCCACGCTTAGAACAAACTTCACAACGGCTCCTATAATAAGTGACACCGTCCTTATAATAATTAATTGCTACCGGCTTTTTACCGCATTTGCATAAGGGTCTCATAGTAGTATTTATACCTCCCCTTTTCGTACCCCTTTTGTATCTTATTTTTGCGGGGTATTCCGTGCCGTTTTTTGCCAATTCATATAAATACTTGTAATAAATGCTCAACGGGAGAACATAAAATGGCTAATTTAGTATCACCAGGCGTACAGGTTAACGTTATAGACGAGAGTTTTTATACTCCGGCGGAACCAGGTACAGTACCAATGATATTCTTTGTATCTGCACAAGATAAAACAAACGGTGCAGGAACAGGAACAGCCGCGGGTACGACGGCGGCAAAAGCAGGCGAACCATACTTGCTTACATCACAAAGAGAATTAACAGAAACATTTGGGGATCCAAGTTTCTATACAGACACAAATAATAATCCAATTAATGGTAGCGAATTAAACGAATATGGCTTACAAGCGGCTTACTCTTATTTAGGTGTAAGCAACAGAGCCTATGTAACTAGAGCAAGTGTAAATACTACAGAATTACTTGCATCAGCTACAGCTCCTGCGGCTAACCCTGCAGATGGTACATATTGGTTTGATACACGGAATACACTATGGGGCATCTTCCAATGGAATTCTAATGCGGCTACTGTTACTGGTGGACAGAGTTTTTCAAATAAAATTCCAACTGTTATCACAGATATAACAAAATTAGTAGGCAATGTAGCAACTGGTGTTCCTAAGACTTCCGTTGGTCAAGTAGGTGACTATGTAGCCGTTGCAACTACTACATTAGAAAAAATATATTACAAAAATTCTTCAGGAATTTGGGTACAAGTTGGTACTGATGCATGGATGGCTTCAAATGCAACCGTAACAGGAACGCAGAGCAATCCAACTATTGGTAATGGTAATACAATGAGCATTAATGGTACTACAATTACATCAGGTGGTGTTGCATTATCAAACGTAGAAACAGCAATTAACGCCGCAGGTATTGCAGGCGTAACTTCAGCTGTAGTTGACGGTAAGTTAGAAATTTATGCAAATAGTTTATCTGCAAGTGACGGATCAACTGCTGATGGTAAAATTGCCGTAGCGGCTGGTGCAGGAACATTGCTTACAGAGATTGGGCTTACAGCGGCAACTTTTGCGGCTCCAAACTTAACTATTTCAGCACATACAAGTGTACCAGAGTTTAAGTCAACTGATACAGTACCGAGACCAAGTGGGTCAATTTGGATTAAAACTACACAACCTAATGTAGGCGCACGTTATAGAGTTAAAAAGTTTAACGCAGTAACGGCACTTTGGGAAGATATTGTAGCTCCAATGTACACAACTAACCAAACAGCTTTATTTAAATTAGATAAAACTGGGGGTGGTGCTAACTTAGCACAAGGTACTTTATATGTAAATTATAATAATGCAGAAGCAACTGATAGTATAGCAGACTTTAAAATTTACAGACGTAGTAATACAGGAACTACTAGAATTACAAGTAATATTATTACAACACAGCTTACAGCGGCAACTTATGGGTTTAATATCCAAGAAACAAAAGTAGCAGTAGAGGCGTTAGCAAGTGATGTAGCTATAAGTGTAACAACAACTGGTGCATCAACTGATGCAGATTTAGTTGCAGGCGCAATTAACTCAGGTGGATTTACTAACATTATTGCTTCAGTAGATGCTTCAAATAGAATTGTTATTGAACATAATGATGGTGGTGACTTCCGTATTAAAGATACAGGAACAGTATTAGCATTAGCAGGATTTAGTGCTTATGTTGATGTTAACTCAGGAACACCTAACTTGTATACAGCACCAACTGGTGATAGTACACATGATTTTGTTGCAAGTAACTGGCAAGTATTAACTCAAACATCAAGCGGAATTGCTCCAACTGCATTAACAACAGATGGGCGTATTTGGTATAGTTCAATTGTAGATGAAGTTGATATGCTGATACATAACGGTACTACTTGGGTAGGCTACCAAGATTCAACAAGTCCGTTTTATAATGTTGCGTCAGCTGAGAAAACAGATCCAGCAGGTCCGATTGTAGCGGCTACAGAGCCAACTTTACAATCAGATGGAACTGCACTTAAAAACGGTGATCTTTGGATTTCAACAGCAGACACTGAAGCATATCCTAAGATTTACAAATTCAATGGTTCAACATTAAAATTTGTATTGCTTGATAACGGTGATCAAAGCACTGAAGACGGAGTTCTTTTTGCAGATGCACGTTATAATACAGCAGGTGCTAATTCAGACAAAGAAGGAACTATTGCGGCATTATTAGTAAGTAACTTTATTGATACTGATGCTCCAGATCCAGCACTTTATCCAAAAGGAATGTTGCTTTGGAACTTACGTAGAAGCGGATTTAATGTTAAGAAATTCACTCGTAACTATGTAGTTACATCAACTGATAATATTAGATTTGGTGATGAGTCACAATCGGCTTACTATGCACACCGTTGGGTTACTGAATCAGGTAACCAAACAAACGGTGCTGGTAGCTTTGGACGTAAAGCTCAACGTAAAGTTGTTGTTCAGGCATTACAAGCATTAGTAAATAGCAACCAAAAAATTAGAGATGATGAATCAAGATTGTTTAACTTAATGTCTTGTCCAGGTTATCCAGAGTTAATTGGTGAGATGGTTACATTAAACTATGATAGAAGCCTAAGTGCTTTTGTTGTAGGAGATGCTCCATTTAGATTAACACCAGATGCAACTTCACTTAATAACTGGGGTAAAAATGTTAATTTAGCAACTGAAGATAACGATGACGGTCTTGTTACTAGTGATGAGTACTTAGGTGTATTTTATCCAAGTTTATTTACAAGTGATAACGCAGGTAACAACGTAGTTGTTCCACCAAGTCATGGTATACTAAGAACTATTGCATTAAGTGATGCAGTTTCGTTTCCATGGTTTGCACCAGCAGGTACAAGACGTGGTGGCATTACAAACGCTAGTGCGGCAGGGTACATTGATAGCGAAGGTGAATTTGTAAGTACTGCACTTAACGAAGGTCAAAGGGATACATTGTATAGTAATGCAGTTAACCCAATTACATTCTTAACAGGTGCAGGGTTAGTTAACTACGGACAGAAAACTAGAGCCAGAAATGCTAGTTCTTTAGATAGAATTAACGTTGCAAGGCTAGTAATTTACTTACGTGGACAACTTAAAAAACTTGCTAAACCTTATATCTTTGAACCAAATGATAAGATTACACGAGACGAAATTAAGGCACAAGCAGATAGCTTGTTACTTGAGTTAGTTGGTCAAAGAGCACTTTATGATTTCCTAGTTGTATGTGATGAATCAAACAACACACCAAGTAGAATTGATCGTAACGAGCTTTATTTAGATATAGCTATAGAACCAGTAAAAGCTGTGGAGTTTATTTACATTCCATTAAGGCTTAAAAATACTGGTGAAATTGCGGGGCTCTAAGATGATAAATATTACTAACGAGGAGATATTATAATGAGCATTTCAACACTATCAAAACTTACAGTACCTTTGGATACTAGCTCTTCAGCAAGTAACCAAGGCCTGTTAATGCCAAAACTCCAATATCGCTTTAGGGTGACATTAGAAAATTTTGGAGTTGCAGGAACACCTACATCAGAACTAACGAAACAGGTTGTTGATGTTACAAGACCTAACGTGTCTTTTGAACAAATTACAGTTGATGTATACAACTCACGTGTATTCCTAGCAGGAAAACATACATGGGAACCTATTACACTTAACTTACGTGAAGATGTTTCAAACAATGTACAAAAATTAGTTGGTAGTCAACTACAGAAACAATTTGATTTCTTTGAACAATCAAGTGCGGCATCAGGACAAGATTACAAATTTGTAACTAAAATTGAAATCTTAGACGGTGGTAACGGTGCAAATGCAGTTGGTATTCTTGAAACTTTTGAACTTTATGGTTGTTACTTAGAAAGTGCTAATTATAATACATTAGCATACAGTACAAACGATCCAGTAACTGTATCATTATCTATTAGATACGATAATGCAATACAAACACCACAAGGAACTGGTATTGGTACAGCTATTGGTAGAACATTAGGAACACAAGCTACTGGCGGCGCATCAGTATAAGGACTACAAGTATAATATTTCCTAGTTAAACTAAAAAGGGGCTTTAATCGGCCCCTTTTTTCTTCTTAAAATACCCACATTTCATTTTAGCTAAATAATAGTATGGCATCCAGAAACACATTTATATCAAACGTAGCTCAAGGGTTTTTAAATCCTAAAGGCTCTATGGGCGACTGGCATCACGCTAGGGCATTATACACTAATGATAGTTTTAGGCTTGCTCCTAAACATAAATTTTTATACCATGTAGTGTTTAATCTTAATCCACATGCGGTTAAAATAATTCCCCAGCTGAAAACACAAGAAATTAATATGTTAGTTAAAGCTATTGACTTACCTAAGTTTAATATAAGTACTTCTTTAAAACATCAGTATAATAAAAAACGTAACCTACAAACAAGATTAGATTATGATCCTATCAATATCACATTTCATGATGATAATTATGGTCAAACAACTGCAATGTGGGAAGCATATTATAGATACTATTTTAAAGATGGTAATTATACTGGTCATGATGGCACTAGTCCTGAACAAAAACACCAAGCATATAATAAAGGAAACACTTACACAGGCCAAGCATATAATACACATAGATTTGGTCTAGACAACGATAGTTTCTTTAGCTTTTTTGATAGTATACAAATTTTTCAAATGTCAAGAAGAAGATATACTTCTTTTACACTTGTTAATCCTTTAGTACAAAGTTGGCAACATGATAGTTTAGATAATAGTTCAAGTGATGCAGTACAGAGCTCAATGCAAGTATTATATGAAACTGTTTGGTATAGTCGTGGCGCTGTAGATGCCAAAGCAGGTATTCCAAAAAGTTTCGGAGGAGGCAAAGAAGGCTCAGGGCATTACGATACTACTCCAAGTCCAATAACAGTACTTGGTGGTGCAGGCTTCGGAGGACTATTTGGACAAGGAGGTATTCTAAACGCAGGCGCTGGTTTATTATCTGATATTACAAGTGGAGATGCATTTAGCACTCCAGGAAGACTACTTGGTACTGTACTTAAAGGTGCTAACATTTTTAAAAATGCAAAGGGGCTATCTAGGGCCGGACTCAAGCAAGAAGGATTTGGTATTTTAAAAAATGCACTTGGTGGCTTAGGTGGCATAAGTGCAAATAATGTAGGTGGAGTTGCTGGGTCGTTCTTTCCTAAAGCAAGCGGTGCTGGTGGATTCCTTTCAAGTATTACTCCAACGATTGCAGGAATAGGCGGCCTTACAGCAGGGTTTGCGGCTGTTAAGTCATTAACATCAGGAAGTGATATTTTGAATACTGTTGCAAAAGCCGCAGGAATAGGAGTTCTTGTTGCTACAGCGGCTGATAGTCCTTTTGGCAAAAGTGTAATTAATGGCGGAGTTGACCTAGTCGGTGGTGCTACTAATGCTATTGCAACTGCATTTAATAATCTTACCGACGCAGATCAAGCCGCAACAATTACAGACTCGGTCAATGCCCTTACGTCGAAAAATAATGATGCGTCTCTTCAAGTTGCCCGGGCTGGTAACGCCTTTGGACAAACCAGTGGATCAGCAAGACAAGGATTTGCACCAGGAGGGGATATTACATAATGCCTACTAGCAGAGCTATAGATACATCAGATCACAGAAGTAACTTACCACGAACAGACTCAGTAGATTCAGCTGATACAGTAAAAAGTATTTTTAACAAATACTTTACTGAATCCATATCATTTCCATCAAATCAAGTTGATGCAGTTATTGGCTTTTTTGAAAGTCGAAACTTTGACAGAGTTAGTGCTCAAACACTCGGAACAATTCTTATGCAACAGGCAAGAATTGATGATGTCAAAGTATTTGAACTTTTAGATACACTTAAAGGTATCGACTCAATACAATTAAGTGCCCTTGTTACAGAAATATTAAACTATAATAGATCAAAAATCAGTACGCTCGGCTATCGGATCGATTCTTCAAACGACAAGTTGGAGAAGCGTAACGTGTTGGTATGACATGGCAAAATATGCACAGGGACGCTATAGTCTTAAAAATAAAGAAAAATATTTAGGCAACAAAACACCCATTTATAGATCTAGCTGGGAATTCACATTCATGAGGTTCTGTGATGAGAGTCCATCCGTATCTAAATGGGCTAGTGAATCAGTTAAAATTCCTTATAGGAATCCGTTGACAGGTAAACTAACGGTCTATGTTCCAGACTTTATGATTCAATATACAGATGCAAAGGGCAAAGAGCATGTTGAATTAATCGAAGTTAAACCTGAAAACCAGATGAAGAAGGAGAGTATTGGCAGAAACAAATATCGCCAGGCTCAATATGTACAGAACCTTGCAAAGTGGGAAGCCGCAAGGTATTGGTGTAAACAAAGAAAAATTTTATTTAGAGTCATCAATGAACATGACATATACCACGGAGGAAAAAGGAAATGACCGATGTAACTACAGCAGACTCGTTGAATCTATTGGCGAGCTTATGGCCCATATTT